GCTGGGGAGGTGCTTGCTGGGGAGGTGCTTGCTGGGGAGGTGCTTGCTGGGGAGGTGCTTGCTGGGGAGGTGCTTGCTGGGGAGGCGCTGGTTGATTGGGCGGGTAGGATGTAGGTGTCGTTAAAGAGGACCGGGTTGTTCCATAGGGAGAGACCACACTGTGCGCAATGGGTGGAGGAGGTGGGGGTGTTGGTGAATCCCCCACATGGAGCCGCTGGGTATTTGCTGGCTCAAGATTACGCGGGGGTTTGCGGGGCCGGTCACCTAAAGGAAGCGCACTTTGAACACTGTCTTTCAGGCTTTTACCAGACTGTGTATTGAACACAAAATACATGACAACTCCAAGGGCTGCAACAATGACAACCCCAATAATGACATATTTCACAATTGCCCATTTTTGTGTGGCACTTGCAACCTGCGTGATTTTAACAACTTTTGCGGGATTGGACCTACTCGAAACGGATCCACTATCACCACCACCACCAAACAATGTTTCAACATTGGTGCGCGCTGTGCGTTGTGTGTGCAATCGTGTTAAAAACTCATCCAATCCGGAATTCAGATTTGGGACACTAGACTCGGTCATCTCAACTTGAATTTCAAAAAGGCTGAGTGGTTTTTAAGTATTGAAGACTTTAACTATGGCATAGTCGATTAATTGAACGCGGCCGAATTAATTGCGCAGATGCGATATTTTGAGAATAAGATACCATTTAACACTACATTTTTGACTACCAATTAAATCATCATGGATTCTGTGTTGCCGGTCACACTAGCGTGCTGGCTGGTCAATTACAATGCACATGTGGCTGAGTGTGTGGCAGAGTTCCTTGGACATCAGACGACATGTGCCAAAAGGTACAAATCCATTGAATTACGTACTCCGTCAGGTGCATTCATTCGGTGTGTCCAAGTGAACCCACAAAGCCGAGTGATGGATATTGCGGCCATGGATGAACTTTTGTACCTCAAGGGTCAATTCGAGAATCCACTGGAATCAATTGGTTCATTGTGGGACCTAGTGAAAGAGGGTGATTCAATGACAGTTATGAAGCAACCATTCCAATGGAGTCCGAATAAAGTGTTCGACTGCCAAGATGAGGCGAACTCAGTAAGTTGGCATCCAACCAAAAACCAATTAGTTAGTGGATTAGATACCAACGTTCAACTTTGGGACCTTGATGTCATTCCAAGTATTCCCACTACAATACACGAAAGTGACAACATGACGTTATGTGTGAGTTTCAATCCATCTGGGAAGTACCTTGCGATGGGAGATAGTGTCGGCATCATTCGAATTGTGAGCATGGTGGGTACACGAAGTCGACATACTCTACCGGATCATTTATTTGCTGTGAATTCGATTAGTTGGCATCCCACACGCAATTGGCTTCTCAGTGGATCAGAGGATCAAACAGTGCGAATTTGGGATATTGAGTCATTTCAATGCATTCACACCTGTCACGATCACTGCAACGCTGTGAATTCTGTTCACTGGCATCCAGATGGTACTCGATTCGCAAGCGGATCGGATGATGGTACCATTCGCATTTGGAATATGAGGGGAGACTATCTAGAGACCTTGAGTACCAATTTATATTCCACTTTGTCAGTGCAATGGCATCCAACTAAACAATGGCTTGCTAGTGCACATGATTTTAGTACAATTCAAATTTGGAACACAACTTTATCCGAGTGCATCCACGTTTTCCGAGACTTATCACAGCGTAAACTTGTGCGATGTGTGCGGTGGCATCCATCCGGGAAGTATCTTGCGAGTGGATCAGATAACGGTCAGATTCAAATTTGGTGTACTACAAAATGGATCCTTCATACAACTCTTGGCAATAAGAGTGATTCATCACTGCTCTACTCGATTGAGTGGCATCCGAATGGAAATAGTATCGCAAGTGCATCCAGCGACGAAATTGTGCAAATTTGGAGTTAATACAATGTCTTTATAATAAACAATGGGCCTTCACCAATTGAAACAACTCACTGCCAAAAGTACAGATGCCCAAGTCTATCAAGCATATGGCATCCGCCCACACCAGAAACAATTCAATGCCATTGCCCACCTTCGCACAAAAGCCTCCATTGCCCATGCGATACTGGAATGGACGCCCAAACAAAAAGGACAATATCTAACGGTTGATGTGTATATCGTGTTCCCCCAGAATGCCACAAAAAAACGATGGACAAATGCACTCTGCCGATCGATTGTACGAGATCCAACATTTCTTCATGTGTTGAATCATGCCGCAGAGTCCAAATGCCCACTCCGATTACACTTTACACCCAAATCAATCCTCCGCATCACACGACTTACACCCACCCAAATGCGTACATCCGACGTTGCCGGAGTCGGCTACAAACTCCGATGCCGCTGCAAAATTGCACCACACAACACAACGACTTCCCCAACACTACGTGCAAGTGACATTGTCGCCCATTTTGGCGCAGCGCGCGTAACAACAGACTTGCAAGTCGCCACTCCATATGAATTGATGGTTGGCGCAGCGCAACTCGTTGTGATGTAATGCACCCGTTTAGTGGCCATGTTCGTACATCACCAGTGCCTTGCTCCCGGCACGAAATGCTAAAACACATACAATCACTAATGCAATGACAGCCAATACACTGCCATAACTCAGTACAAGCACAAACACGAAATACGATTTGTTGTTTTGAGCTAATGTGGTCACATGCTTGACAAGCGAGTGAAACAGTTGTCCAGTTGTGTGGGGCGGCGTGTATCCTGGAAGCGTCTCACGCAGTACAAAATCCCACCGCTCGCCTAAATCTTGAAAAATAAATGGACAATGAACCATACATGGTTGGGTGCCGGTTTTGGACAGGGTGAGTCGTCCATCTTGCATTTCAAGGGTGTCCAGTTCTTTCCAGGTGAAGGCAGCCAGATTAAGCACAATTTCAGCTTCTGTGTCTTTGGCGATCATCCCACAGTGACGGCTGTAATACTGCGACAACGCGATCTGGTCGTCTGCGGGGTAATGACGCGCACCCCACTCGTAAAAGGTGGCGAGTTCGTCTGCGCGACCTATAACACACCCGCCGTTAATGAATTGTCGTACCGATCCACTCGTATTCACAGGTTCGCATGTGGTGGGCACACAATTCCCAAAACAAATTCGCTCCACGCCCACAACAATTGGCACATCGTGGTTCCTATATTTGGCGAGTAATTCTTCCGGCGGGCCCGTGAAGACAAGATCATAGGCATCCACAAATGCATACAGTGTTTCACGTGTGCCGCTCGGATCTTCTAGAAGCGCCTTTTTTAGATAGTCCGCAGCCTGAACCATTTTTGTAACAAATCCTTGCCATTGGACCCCTTGGGCAATGGAGGTATAGGAATATCCCCATTGTTTGGTGGTTTGTTTCTGTAATTTTTGGTACTTGTGGGTTGGTGCAGTCGAAACCGTCACAATCTGGACACGCGTCAAGACACTCATGGAACCACACCTGTTTTAAGTACGCACAGATTTTTCAGTGGGCGGCCACATACGCCAAATACCGCCAATATATTGTCCAAGTCCAAGTACAAGTAGACACAACGCCAACCCAGCAAGCACTTGTGTTTCAGAATTGGCCATCACATCATCCACATCAATCAAGTCTGTGTGTTGCACGATCGACTGACGCAGAAATCCAAGGACAATACATTGGGCAATCAACGTCGCCAGTTGTGCCCACCCACACCATGATTGGATCCCGCGATCCGTGACAAAATGACCCGCACCAGTGATACCCGTCAGTGGGAACAGTGCCAGTGCAAACGCGAGCATAGGGTTTCCAATACCCCAACATTTTTTAATGTCATGTAAGTACAAACATTTACATGTCCAAACCTTTGTCCACATATGTTCGCGAATTTGAATCCATGCATGGTGGTCGATCGCCGGAACTGCGTCAATTTGTCAATTGGGTTATCCAGTCGAATCCATCGTCTGAATTGAGTGGTGGGGGCCCAAGTCCATTGAATGCCAGGCAAGCGCAGGTCTGCCAACTTGTCGCCACACTTGCGAACGTGGATCCCAAAGCGCCCGCATTAATCCCATTCTGTAAACAAGTCTGGGGATTGGATTCGAACGAAAGATGGGCCACCAAACTATTCAACCAAATCGATGTGGCGCGTCTATCGAAACCCGACGATTTCCCCCCGCCTGGGTCCGTGACCGCGATCGTGCCCGTGCAGGCACGCATTGAAGTGTACGACCGGTCCGCGACGGGGCCACGTACACCGGTCGCTGAATTACATCTCCTGTTGCAACCAGGCACAGCATTGGCGGACTATAATACACACGTGGTGGCGGAAATGAAAAAGCGCGGATATTTATTTGCACTTGTGCGGAACATCAACGGACTCACTCCGTGGAAGAATGCAGATGGTACACCGGCAACGACAGTCACGACAGGGAATGTGTATACAATTGATGTGGGCAATGTGGATAAACACAACCTTCATACTAAATATACCGACGCCCAAAAAATAGGCCATGCGAGGAATTGAACCTCGGTTTCTAGAGTCAAAGTCTAGCGTCTTGACCATTGGACCACATGGCAATAAATTTGTGTCGCTCGACTCCTTCCAATATAGGATTGGCGTGCACATACCTGGCGAGGGGATCGAACCCCCGACCACTCGCTTAAAAGGCGAGCGCTCTACCAAACTGAGCTAGCCAGGGGATACAACGAGAACCAAACGCAAAATACGCTTAATAAATTACCCCGCGTAATGCACGTGCTTCATTTTTGTTTGGAGGTCAATTATTGTGACTCATCATTGTCTTCCTCTTCGGTTTCGTCCTCAAATGTCTGTTCATTACCCTCGACGACAATGCGATAAATAGGGTCCTGAAGCGAATCGAGTGGTACATCAATACGCACAACCGTTCCAGGACAAAGGCCCAAGATCCTGGCCACTGGGTCTGTGGTGCGTATTTGTGGGAGTCGTACGGCGATCCCACCTTGGGACGTTAATTCGCGCTCAATTTCAACCGAAGAAAGGACTTTATGATGCAGTACAAGTTGATGATCCAACATGAACCATTGGAGGTCCTTGCGCATGGAAAAAATAGTGACCACAATACGCCGGGTGGGTGTTTGGTAGCGGCTCAGATATTTAAGCAAAAGTTTCTCACTTGGACTTGTGACGTGGAAATACACCAATAAATTCAAATGCACAAGTGGCGCATCGATGTGGTGTTCGAGAAATTGTTGGTACTGGGCGATCACCGTGCGCATTTCGGTGATACCCAAGTTGTCCTCCAATCGCGCATCGACTCCATACGAGGGATTATATTCTTTTTCGAACTTGTCGGAATGTGCAAAGACAGTCAACATCGGTATGTCGACACCTTCAATGGCTTGTATTGCGGGCCGCTCCACAGGCGCATTGTCCGTGGCGGAACCAAATTGTTCTACATGCGGTCCCCGCGCAAGACCTTCTAATTGCATATAGGGTAAACTGAATCCAGGTTGGCGCAAACACCATGTAAAGAACTCGTCAAAGGATGGAACCGGCCATGGAAAAGGATCTAGTACACGCTCGGGATCCAAGATCACCATGTGGAGCGACTGGTAGCCCCGGGCATGGCAAATCTTGTCCCATGTCTGAAAGGCCTTGTAAATATAACCCAGTTCCTCCATATGAATGCACCAAACTCATCATTGTATTCAAAAGGGATCTACGGGAACCCCGGTCAACTTGTAATTATTTCTGCCACAATATATATATTAGTGTACTTAAAAACAGACAAGTCACAATGAGCGCATTTGAGGAACTCCAACAAAACCCCTTTTACCTCCAACAGGCCGCACAGGCCAGTATTGCCCAGTACACCCCACAAGGTGGAGACTACTACCAACCACATTCCTTTGCCGAAGTCGCTGCGGAGCGGGAAGGTGCCGGCCGCACGATTCAACCACCCGTGCGCCAACCCTTAAACACGGTGCGAGAAGGACGAATGCCTTCCAATGCCTATTTCCCGCCGTCACTTCTCCGCCAGTTTGGACTGGATCCCAGCGCACAGCGATACAATGCCCCCACGCGGCGCCGGCGGTGGAACAATGCACCGGGCACATTTGTGGTCCCCCAACCTCAAGCCGAAGCCCGTCCTGGATTCAAACGAGTAATCAACTGGCAAGAGTATCAGCAAGACAAAGTCCATGAACAAATGGGTCGTACACGGGACCGCATTGGATTTCGCGGACCGATGATTGGTTACACGCAGGCACCCGTCGTGTATCGCGAATTAACTACAGAAGAACTCGCGGCGAACCCGTGGGCCCACACGTTGGTGGAAGATAACCTGTGATTGACACTTGTACAACTTACAGTTCATCCCTGAACTGAAAGACATCGCCAAGAGAGTAGACGTGTTTCGAAAACCCACTGCTGCTAATACGACCACCCGGCATAATTGCATAATTGTAGTGGGAGGTGGGCATTTTGTATGAATTGGATTGGTACGCAAGCCGAACGGTCGCTCCGTTGTTTCGCCCCTTGGCAAATCCAACAATCGTGTACACTGGTTTGGTGTCTTCCGGGTGATCTTCAAACGGTGTCCCTGTGGGGAGGTGGTATCCAATTTTTTGGCGCCACGCCTCAATCCATTCGCGCATGACAGATCCAGGTGGGTGTGCAGTGTCCATTACGGTTTCAAGTGCGTGGGCCGTTTGTCGCTGCCTGGCGGTTGGAACTTTAAGAAGGGGTGCAATTCGTGCAAACGGGCGTGCTCCCTGCGTCCTTTGGCGCACACGTATGGCGGGTGAAGCAGGCGGTAGTTGGAGTTGAAGAATGCGGGCAATCCAGGCAAGTTTCTTTCGCGTGTCCAGTCGTTGCGTTTCATCGGGCAATGCGTCACAATAGGTTTGAAGTGTACGGAGTGTTTCATCGAGACCCGCCATGATGATGGGTCACTTTGTGTTCCCACCTGTTGAAAGTGGATGGATGGAAGCCGCGCCGTGTAATTAATCAAGTACATGTGCCAGTTACAGTAAATAAGTGTTCCAATTTCACAGGAAAAAAATATCCATGTTATCAATAAAAAGACGCAAGACAGAATGACTGAAACGTCGGACGATGGTGTGGATCCTCGCGAATCCCAAGCACTTCAACCTGTGAGTGGCAAAATCTTTTATGCAACCCATTACACCAAGACGACTGGTATCCGGTGGCCGGTGCCACGTGGGGGACCTCTTTCATTCTACACCACATGGAATTTAATACTGGGAATCAGTGTCACAGCCATTACATTACTCGCGCTTCCATGGCTGCGCGTGTGGCCCATCACGCAAAAAATTGCAGCGTTCACCGTCGTACCGCTGGCCATTGCGACAATTGCATCCATTTTCTGCACTGCAATCGTATCCCAGATGCTCATGTCCTTTAATATTCGGGTGGAACGTCCCCCCAGCGAACCAGAGGAAGATAAAAACAAAGCCTTGTGTGTGTCGATCGACTTTACGCAAAACATGCTTTCCTACAACTTTGTCTTTCATTTGGCCCCGCTCATCTTTGCCGTGTTACTTAGTCTAGCAATTACATTTATCCCGGCCCCCAGCACGTTGTTGGGTCGCAGCGCAGTGTTTTTGATGTCTCTGTTGTTTCTCACCATCTTTTGCGTGGCATGGTTGGTCACCCCCGCCAAAGTCGGCGTGAGTGAACTGGACGCGTATGAGAATGAGGAAGGGGTCGATGACAAGGACGAGGCGGTGACGGGTCTTGAAAAAATTGCGCGGATTTATCGAGACCCGCCCGTGTGGTACATGGGTGCAGTGTTTCCAGGAATTGCCTTATTGACGATTTTGTTTTGTTCCTACGTGTTGTATGGGGCATGCATGTCCCTTGGATTTCACGGGTTTTAACGTGCGTCTGTCTGTCGTTCAGGAGGTACTCATGAGGGAGCCGAGGTTGCCGAGCGAAAATCCACCTTGGATGGACGGGGCGGGTGCAACGTGACCACTTTTACGGGCCACAATCAACCAGAGTGTGGTGATCATGAGAATCAGTGCCAGTCCACCCAGCACCCCTGTCAAAATCTGGTACATGGTGAGTGTGTCGACTTCATTGCCAGATGCATCGACATTTGGAGTGGTCGCCGTGCCAGACATAATTCACGAAGGATCAATACAGTACTGGGAAACGGAAAGATGTTTTTATCGTAGACCAACACTTTTATTGAAATACATTCCAAGAATGAACCCACCACCGCCATTCAGTCAATGTCGCGTCCTTGCAAGGTGTTGTTGTGGCGGATATCATCACAAATTTGGCGGATGGCAAGGACCGCGTCATCGAAGCCGATCATGGGCTTGTTGTCGTTGCGTTCCTTCACGAGATATTGAAGATTGTTTAAAAGGCGCTGGGCTTCCGCTTCCCGAAGACAAATCGCACCCATCCGAGTCCAATACGGAGTATCCTTTACCGAACTGGGTGCACTGTATGTCAACTTAATCAACCGACTGACCCGATGCCGCAAGGTCTTCAAGAATGATTTTTCCTCGACCGTCGAGACAAATCGTTTCAAATCATGGAAATATTGATTGTATTCAGGGCCCATCAATGTGACATAATCTGCCGGTGCATCCGGTGTATTGTCGGCAACGTGTTTGTTGAGTCGCCGGACGCCGACTAATGTGCCCCCCAGTAACCCTCCCAGTGCAATCCCCCCACCCACAAGTCCTAGATCGGATTTCCACGACATTTGTGTAAGTTCAAACTTCCCTCTTTTTTGTCAAACCAGTAGAAGAAAAAGGGCATCATTAGTTAAAAGTGAACGAAGTCTCTGGATGCAAAAGCGCGAGTCCCTTGCGAAGCGGTCCGACCCCTCGAAACTCTTGGAGGCCGAGTTAATCTTTGGCCAACAACAAAGTCATATGCATGACAGTGTGCCGCGGCGATTAATCGGGTACTGCTATCAGTGTGCCTACATGGGACACACAGTGAAACGGTGTCCACTCAGTTATTGCACTCATTGTCAAGTGTATGGGCATATTTTCAGTGTCTGTCCTCGCCGACCACGTCGTGAATTAATTTCGCATCGGTTGCGACCATTACCACCACTTCCCCATGTGTTTACGGATTCACTCCATGGAGTGAATCCGTA